ACCGAATGGCCGTGCTAATTTTTAGATGGGCCCTCATCCAATGAAATTCATGCTCCATGGCCTATTTAGTGCGTGGGGACCAATAAAGAGACCAGCTCACCAAGGTAGGATCCACAAACATGCGGGATCCATTATTGCTCGCCTTTCCAGAAAGAGTCCATGGTGTAAGGAGCATGTTAGTTGAAAAACCTCTCCAAGAGATGGAAGACCATTATTCACCAGACACAGTAGGCTACGATTTTATCCGAGATCTCATTCTTGTTCTTCGAGCAAAAAACTATGAAGAACCGACCAGCAGATATCATCATATCAAAGCCCCCATCGAAGGTATACAGATATGTCAAGTTCGACAGCCCCAAAGGAGCGAGTGCAGTGGTCCCCATTGCCCGCGTCACAGAAGCAAAGGCCTGGACCAACAGGCCTATGAACAGAAAACCCAGAATATACAGAACGCATAGAAGTCCAGACGTGCCAAGGGGCCGTGAAGGCCAGAGGAAATTGCACTCGATTGAATCCAGGCTTGATGTATATCGGACTGGCAAAATCAAGGGTGTTATTCATGTTACCCGAGAAATCGGACTCACACATAGCGTAGGGAAGCGATTTGGGGTGAATTCGGTTTATGTGCTGGAAAAGAGAGGGATCGATGAAACCATCAAGCCAAAAAGCCATACTTACCGGGTAATGTTTTTTTTGGTTCGTGACCGTCGTCCTACAGGAACTCCCCAGGATTTCGGGGACGTGTTTAATATGTTTGACAATGAACCGAGCACAGCAACGGTGAAGAACATGCATCGTGATCGTTATCAAGTCTTACGGAAGTGGCATGCAACTGTGACCGGAGGAACATATGCATCTAAGGAGCAAGCATTAGTTAGCAAGTTTGTTAGGGTTAATAATTATGTAGTTTATAATCAACAAGAGGCCGGCAAGTATGAGAATCATACTGAAAACGCATTAATGTTGTATATGGCCTGCACTCATGCATCAAATCCTGTATATGCTACTTTGAAAATCCGGATCTATTTCTATGATTCGGTCACAAATTAATAAATATCAAGCTTTATATCATATGTAGTCCATACATCAATTGTTCGCTCCATTACATTATCCAAAACATGATAAACTGCTCTTATTACATTATTAATTCCTATTACACCTAACATATCCAGGTACTTAAGGACCTGGGTTTTGAAGACTCTCAAGAAAATCCCAATCTGAGGGCGTAAGCCCGTCCAGATTTTGAAAGTTAGAAAACACTTGTGAAGTCCCAGGGCTTTCCGCAGGTTGTGGTTGAATTGTATTTGAATCTTGATTATGTCGTGCTGTGTTAGGAAGGGCCTGCTGTCGTGTTTCAAAATTTTGAAATACAGGGGATTTCTGATTTCCCAGGTATATACGCCACTCTCTGTACGATCCGCAGTGATGTACTCCCCTGTGCGTGAATCCGTGGTCATGGCAGGTTAATGCTATGAAGTAAGAACAGCCACACGGTAGATCAACTCGTCGACGTCTGGTCCCCTTCTTGGCTAGCTTGTGCTGTACTTTGATTGGTACCTGAGTAGAGTGGGCCTTCGAGGGTGACGAAGGTCGCATTTTTTAAAGCCCAGGTTTTTAGTGCAGAATTCTTTTCCTCATCCAAGTATTCTTTATAGCTGGAGTTGGGTCCTGGATTGCAGAGGAAAGTAGTGGGATTCCCGCCTTTAATTTGAACTGGCTTCCCGTACTTTGTATTTGATTGCCAGTCCCTTTGGGCCCCCATGATTTCTTTAAAGTGCTTTAGATAGTGGGGGTCGACGTCATCAATGACGTTGTACCAGGCTTCATTACTGTACACCTTTGGCCTAAGGTCAAAATGACCACACAAATAATTATGTGGACCTAAGCAACGAGCCCACATTGTTTTGCCAGTTCTACTATCCCCCTCTATGACTATGCTTATGGGCCTAAAAGGCCGCGCAGCGGCACACACAACATTTGACGTAACCCAATCGACGAGGTCTGCCGGAACTCTGTCGAAGGATGAAATTGAAAATGGAGAAACATAAACCTCAGAAGGAGGTTGAAAAATGCGATCTAAATTGGTATTTAAATTGTGAAATTGTAAAACGAAATATGTAGGAGATTTCTCCCTTAATATATTGAGGGCCTGAGATTTGGACCCTGAATTAATTGCCTCGGCATATGGGTCGTTGGCAGATTGGCAACCTCCTCTAGCTGATCGTCCATCGACTTGGAAAACACCCCATTCTAGAACGTCTCCGTCTTTTTCCATGTAGGATTTGACATCGCTTGAGCTCTTAGCTCCCTGAATGTCCGGATGGAAATGTGCTGACCGACTTGGGGAAACCAATTCCAAGCATCTGTTATTCTTGCAGTGGAATTTCCCTTCGAATTGGATGACAACCTGGATATGCCGAAACCCATCTACATGAAGCTCTCTACAGATCGAGAGGAATTTCTTCTGCCCCTGGGTTTCCCTGGTTTGCAATTGACAAAGTGCCTCTCCTTTAGTTAGAGAGCACTTTGGATCTGTGAGGAAATACTTTTTGGCATTTTCCCTAACACGACCTGGCGAAACCATTGCACTCGCCCCTTTGATTCTGCCTCCCTCAACATATCTATATACCTGGTGTCTGGACTCCTATATATTGGTAACACACCATATGGCCTTATTGTAATTTTGAACAGAAAATTACTTTGATTCTCATTCCCTAATCCGGCCATTCGTATAATATT